GTAATGCTGTAACGTTAAGTGACATTGTGCAACTCAGATAATGTTATTTTTTAGCCCGGCGACGGGCTAAGTGTGACTGAACAATCTAGATAATATCTTAAGTGCTTCGCACAAATTATAGTTGAAATTAAGCGTGAGCGTGAGCGATACGCAGATGAACGTAGTTCATCTTATATTTGTTTAATAAATATATCTATTATGCGACTCTCTGAATTATTATTTGAAGCTGATGCTCCTAGTGGTCCTGTTCCTCCTGGTATGAAGTGGAATGGAACTATGTGGGTTCCGGATACTGCTCCCGTTAAAGCAGATGCTCCTAAGACAGATGCACCTAAAACGGACAGCGATTCTCCTAAGAGAAAACCTCGAAGTAAGCCCTTTACTCCTAGGGATATTGTTGATCAAGCAAAGCGACGTCTTAAAAGAAACACCAAATATGTCGAGAAAGCTGAAAAAATACTAAATGACAGATATGGATGGAAGTTAAAAACTTTATTTAAAGCTGCTAGTTTATGGATAATTATTACCGAGACATGGGCTACTACAGATGTTCTAGATGAAATGTATCAAAATGGTGATAGGATCAACACAAAAGAAGAACTTGAAGAAGCAAGAGAGTTTGTATGGGGGTTGTTTAATACCGCAATTCTGGCTCCTGCGGTAGTTCGATTAACTGCTAATGTACTGTTAATAACTAGATTAGCACGAATATTAAAATGGCTGCTTTCATTTGCTTCTGCACCGTTTTCACTAGGAGCTAGTATTGTAGCAGCGGCCGGCACAGAAGCTTTCTTTATTTGGTTACAAAAGTGGATTGTTAGCACAGAAGGTCAGAAGTTTTTTCAAACATACTTATACGATGTAATTCGATATTTTGGAAAGCCAACTGACGCAGCTGCCAATATGTTACAAAGTGCTTGGAATAAAGTACAAGGTAAAGAAGGTGATTATTACGATGATGCCAAACGTCGTAGAGAACAAGGCGGAAAACCTGAAGGGCAAGGTGGTCAAACTACACCTCCAGGAGAGGCTCCAGTCCCAACAAGTACAGAAACTTGGCCAAGACACGTTAGATATACATATAAAAATGAAATTTTTGTCGGCGGCACCAGAGTATTAGACAAAGATAATAAATTAATTCCTGGAATACAAAATGAAATAGGAGTACAGGGTGCAAGAGCTACAGCAAAATTATTAAAACTTAAAGATCCTTTAGAAGATCTTCCTCAGCAACCAGGCCAACCGCCAATTAAACCAATTTGATTATAATAACGGTAGCTGTGTTTTTTTAACGTTTTCGATATTCTCTTTAATAATTTCTCCGATAATTCTTCGATCTTCGTAGCTGTACGTATGAAATAGCTCATGACTGGAAACTCCTCCCCTCATATGCCAAGATAATCTAAAAATTTCATCTTTAATGTCTTTTTGATTTTCTTCTAGGCTTTTAACGTAAGATTCAATTTCAGAATTTGAAAGCGTTAAAAGCCTTAGACGAAAAAATTTGATTGATCTAATATTACATTAATTTCATTATTAGATTGGCAAGCTGAGCAAACAACTTTTTGCGGAGGCATAGTCCACTCTTGACGATTTTTATCAAATAACCCTTTGATCTTGACAAACGTTGCTCTTTCAGAATTTTCTAACCACTGAGAAATCATTTGTTTATCTGTAACAGTTTCACTGCCTATTTTTACATATTCGATACTAGTAACAAATAAATCTAATTGTAAATCTGCTAAATCTTGATAAAGATTATTAATATAAGTTTGTTGCTCTTCTAAAGGTATTTCTTCGAGTTGACTTAAGGTTTTTTGCAGTTTATAATTTTCTATATTATAATGATTCATTTCAAAATATTTTAACGGACGAATTTTAATTGTTAACTCGTCATTAATATTCAATGTACCATCGTATACTCGATCATTATAATAATCTATTAACACAGTTAAAGGAATATCGTAAGTATTTTCAGATTGACATTTTGGACATATATGATCGATCGATATTGTTTCTCCAAACGTAGCAATTCTAATCGCAATAATCAACGATTCTACATCTGTACTAGGAATTTTATTAGCATCTGTAATATAAGGACAGCAACTTTCGATCACTTTAACAGTGGCTTCTCCGCTGTATAGTGCATCAGGAGTTCTATAAATGATCTCGTCCATGCCAGTCATAGCAAATATTGGAACATTATTATAATCACCCGCTAACACTCCTGGTTCATAGTAAAGTCCTTTACTAGGTAATTTGATATAAATTTTAGGCTGTCTAAAATACTTTTGAAGTGGATTTTGCGTCATTTGATATCCGATAAATATAATATTACGTATTTATATACGCAGTTTTCTAAGGAAAAAATATGGCGGACTCACCAACAGGAATGACTAAGGAAGATCTTAAGAAACTTGCACAAGAGATAGCGAATCTTAACAAAGGCAGTAGTACTTCTAGCAGTATGCCTACTGGAGTCGGGCCGTTTTCAGATCAAATTAAATCTGCTACTGAACAATTTAATCCGTTTAAAACTGGGTTAGGACTAGCTGGTAAAGCTCTTGACATGGCTACTGGAACTATTGACAAGTTACGTCAAGTAGTAGAACCTAATCTAAATGCATTCATGGATTTAAGCAAATCAGGAGTTAGTTTCAGTAATGACATAGCCGGAATGGCTATTGCCAGCAAAGGTATGCGTCTTGAAATGGACGAATTTCAAGACGTAATGAAAAATAATACAGGAAAATTTATAGCGTTAGGAGGCAATGTTACTAGGGGTGCAGAGGCATTTGCTAAATTAAGCGAAGAATTCATGAGTAGCGAATTTATTCCAAGGTTAAGGGAAGCTGGATTTAGTCACAAAGAATTAAACGAAATTTTAGCCATGCAAATGGCCACAAGACGATTAGGAGAAAAAGATGACGTAGCTAGTAGAAAAGCAGCCATCGAAGCAGCAGCTAAATTAGCGACCGAAATGGATCTTCAAGCTAAACTTACCGGCAAAAGCAGAGAAGAACAAATGGCTACGATGAAAAAAGCAAGAGAAGATATGGCCATAGAAGCAAAGATGAGACAAATGGCTGCTGAACGCGGAATCTCTGTTGAAGAAATGCGACAAAAGTATGCCGAGTCATATAATCAGGCAGTACTATCTGGAACTGAGCAAAGCTTTAGAGAAGCAGTTTTATACGGCAGAGCAGTAAGTAAAGAAGCTGCAATGGAAGGTATCGGTGCCGGCCAATCTGCATTTCAAAGCTCGATAAAGTCAGGTATGGCATTTGTTAAAGGCGACTTTGAAGAAGCATCAGAATTACAAAAGAAAGCAAGAACTGAAACTATAGAGTATCAAAGAACAGCACAAGCACAAAACTTAGCAATGATTCCAAGTAATAATGCTGCGGTACAAAGTATACATAAAGTAATGAAAGCTACTATGGGTACATTTGACTCTTTAGATGCTGTTTCAAAACGAGCAGATATGAAGGATAAGGATACATCCGAACAGGCTAAATTTGCAAAAGAAGAAGCTCAACGGGCTCAAAAAGGAGTAAACGAGTTAGGACAAGAAGCTAGCGGTGCATCTAAGGCTTTAATTAATTTTAAAGACAGAGTAGGAGATTACGAAGCAGCTCTGTATAAAAATATTGGGGGGTATCTTAATAAACAATTAGGTCCAGGTCTAGGACAACTTTCTGATCAAAGTTTAGGAGTTAGTACAAGAGGCCCAGGTGGTGAAAAAACCACAGTTTCAAAAGAATTAGATAGGGTGATGCAAGCAGGATTATCTGGAGAAAAACAAGAAGGAGCTCCACCTGATTCTAGACTAGGATTTACTCCTAGAACTTCGCAAAATAAATCTGATCTACCAGGAGCAGAAACATTAAGAGGTGCAGCAGCATTTATTAAAGAAGGATCTGATCTATTAGTTAAAGGAGTTAATGCATTTAATGTTTCAGGAAAACCTCAAATGTTTGGAGGCACTCCAGGTGCATTTAATAAATTATTTGTAGATTTTGGTGCTAAAACAGAAGCCGATCTGCACGGAAAAGAAGCTGTATTGAATGAAAAACAAATGATGAATTTAGTTACAGGAGTAAAAGAAAATTCAGTTTCGGATGCAGTAAACAAACTGACTTATACTATTTCTGGTAGTAAAATGATGCCGGCCGATATTTCTGACGTAAAGCCTGTTCAGTCAAATGTATCCAAGGCCATGATGGATACGATGAAACAACAAGAAAATCTATTCCAATCATTAGATGTAAAAAGTATGATGGCACCTTTACAGAATATGGATTTTGAAAAACAGTTTAAGGAAAAATTTGTTCCAAAAGCTGATACCAAAGATTCTGCTACACAAAAAGCCGACGAAATGGGTATGTCGCAGGCCTTTAATGAAGCATTAATCGAAAAACAGAAACTTTCGATGTCAGGTAAAGATACTAAAGCTACTCTAGATGATGTTGTAGGTAGCCTAAATAACTTAAATACAAAGATAGAACGTTTATTAGATGCCCAATTAGATCTAGGAACTAGACAAATTAAAGCTACTAAATCTAATAATAGCAACATATACTCGAGAGCATAATGAGCTGGAAAAAATATTTTACACCGGTACAAGTTAATAATCAACCAGGATCTTTAAGTCCGTTATCCAACCCTTCTGGTAAGGCTGGACCAGCCCGAGCTAACTATAGTTCTTATCTGCCTGATGTGTATACCGGAGCACCAAATCGTATTGACAGATACTTGCAATACGATACCATGGACATGGACAGCGAAGTTAATGCTGCACTAGATATTCTAGCAGAATTTTGCAGTCAAAAAAATAGAGAAAACCGAACTCCATTTCATTTGCATTTTAAATCAAAAGCTACAAATAGCGAAATTCAAATACTTAGAGAATATTTACAGCACTGGTGCAAATTACAAAAATTTGAAACTAGAATATTTCGTATTGTAAGAAATACTTTTAAGTACGGCGATAGTATTTTTATCAGAGATCCAGAAACAAAAAAATGGTTCCATGTTGATCCAGGTAAACTTACTAAAGTTATTGTAAATGAAAGCGAAGGCAAATTACCAGAACAGTATGTTATTAGGGATTTAAATCCTAATTTTAGAGATTTAGTTGTTACAACAATTAATCCAAATACAGTTAATACAAATAATAGAGGTACCGCATATATTGCCGGCGGTGCAGCAGCACGAGGACAAGCTAGTGCATATCCAGTTAGTCCTGGAACTCGCTTTCAAAATAACGATAATGAAGTAGCGATTGATGCAAAACATGTTATACATCTAAGTTTAAGTGAAGGCTTAGATAACAATTATCCCTTTGGAAACAGTTTATTAGAAAGTATTTTTAAAGTTTACAAGCAGAAAGAATTGTTAGAAGATGCTATTATTATCTATCGTATCCAACGTGCTCCTGAGCGTAGAATATTTTACATTGATGTAGGTAATATGCCTAGTCACTTGGCTATGAGCTTTGTTGAAAGGGTTAAAAATGAAATTCATCAGCGAAGAATTCCTTCTTCTACTGGCGGCGGTAGCAATGTTATTGATTCTGCTTACAATCCTCTTTCGATAAATGAGGATTATTTCTTCCCGCAAACAGCAGAAGGTAGAGGTAGTAAAGTTGACACATTGCCCGGCGGCACAAACTTAGGCGAAATTGACGATTTAAAGTATTTTACTAATAAACTGTTTAGAGGTTTACGTATACCAAGCAGCTACTTACCAACAGGTGCAGATGACAGCCAAGCTAGTTACAATGATGGTAGAGTAGGCACAGCTTATATTCAAGAATTACGTTTTAACAAATACTGCGAACGATTACAAAACTTGTTAGCAGAAACCTTTGATCAAGAATTTAAAATATATCTGTATGACAGAGGTGTTAATATTGATAGTAGTTTGTTTGAATTACAGTTTGAACCCCCACAAAATTTTGCTGCTTTCAGACAAAGTGAATTAGACACAGCTAGAGCACCGACCTATCAAACATTAAGTCAAATTCCAACAATTAGTAAACGTTTCGCCATGAAACGATTCTTAGGTCTAAGTGACGAAGAGATTGCAGAAAACGAACGTATGTGGGCAGAAGAAAATGGTAAAGCCAAGCCTGCTGTTACTGACAGCACAGCAGAACTTAGAGGTGCCGGTATAAGTCAAGCTGGTATAGAAGCAGACATGGGAGCATTAGCTGACGAAGCAGCACCTCCAGAAGCAGGAGGTGCACCAGCCGACGCTGCTGCTGCAAGTCCAGTAGGAGCTGCACCTCCTGCAACTCCAGCTGCCATATAAATAATATTATGATACTAAGAGAATTATTTTACGCGGATAAAGATATGAAAGCAATAGCGAACAATCTTCGTTATTTGCCTGGTAACGACGAAACTATGGTACGTAGTGACAC